GCAATAGAAGGAACGGATGACACTGATCTAATAGAAAAACTAAAAGCACAGAAAGAGCTTCTAGAAGATAAAGATAAGTGGAAGACTTCATACGAAGAGAAAACAGAAAAACTTGGCTTAGTAGATAGCATTAAGAACTTCCTTGGTTTTGGTGAAGAAGCTGAAGCTAAACAGTATACTAAACCTGAAGGGCTTAGCAATGAAGATTGGAAAAGTTCTTCTCTTAATAAATGGGTAGACGCAACTAACCTTGTTAACTCTGTAAGCCCAGGTGACGATCCAAGAGAATGGCATGAAGCAATGCAAGCTCAAGCTGAAGCAAGTAGAGAAGCTACAGCAGCAGCACAAGCAGCTTCTGGTTGGGGTACTGAAGATTACACACCAAGCGGCCCACCAGAACCAACTGTTTTTAATAACGATAAAGAAGACGAAGAATAATCCACATAACTATAAGGCTACCCAGTTATAACTTGACTGGCCCCAACATAAGGAGTAAACAATGGCTGAAGTAGAACAAGTAGAGGTGCAATCAGCATCGCACTTACGTAACATGGCACGAGTTAATCGTGATGAACAAGAACTACGTGAGCTTATGAAACAAGCTGGCATGGTGCAAGAAGATGAAACGCAGGAAGAAACCACTGATAGTGAATCCGATAGCGAAAGCTCTGAGGACACCTCAGTTCAGGCAGAAAGTGTACCTGAACAAAAAGAGAAAAAGCCAGTTAAAGCCGAAGCACAAGAAGAAGATGATACAGACTTAAGCGCTGAAGAGAAAACGTTTAAGCAACGCTATGGTGATCTTCGTCGGCACATGCAAGAGAAAGACAAGGAAGTAGCTTCTAAACTAGAAAAGCTAGAGAAGCAACTAGAAGCTGCTACTAAGAATGAGCTTGTACTACCTAAGTCAGATGACGAGATCGAAGCTTGGGCTAAGAAGTACCCAGACGTAGCAGGTATCGTAGAAGCTATTGCTACAAAGAAAGCTGACGAGAAAGCTGCATCACTAGATACTCGCCTTAAAGAGATCGAAGAGCTACGTGTTACAGCTAAGCGTGAGAAAGCAGAAGCTGAACTAGCTGCACTACATCCCGACTTTGGTCAGATTCGCTCAGATGATGTATTCCATGAATGGGCTAAAGATCAGCCTAAGTGGGTACAAGATGCTCTATACGAGAATGTAGATGATGCTAAGTCTGTAGCTCGTGTGATTGACTTGTATAAAGTTGACAAGGGTATCACTGGTAAAAAGACTTCTAGCAATGATAAGGAAGCTGCATCCTCTGTGCGTACAAAACGCAACACTACACCAGAGCATGATGAAGCATCTAAGTATCTTAGTGAATCACAAGTAGCTAAGATGTCTATGAAAGAGTATGAGAAGCGCATGGAAGAGATATTCGAAGCCCAGCGCCAAGGAAAGTTTATTTATGATATGTCAAAGAAATAACTTGACAAACAAAGATTCATAAGTAAAACTATAGTATATACACAAAATAAGTGTGTATGCTTTTACAAGCACTAGCCACAAAAAGAACTACCTCAACGTATAGGCCCAGCGCAGACAGGGCGGCCACCCTCAATGCAATGCTGACTACCCTAATATGAAGAGCCTCTTTCAGTGAATATGTAGTGTCTAAACTCCACGCCATATCTATGAAAGGAAACTAACTATGGCTATTACATCCGCATCGGGTGGATTTAACGGCAACTTTAGCCCGATTATCTACTCCAAACAGGCACAGATTGCTCTACGCAAGACTGCCGTTACTAACGCAGTAACAAACAATTCTTACTTCGGTGAGATTGCAAACCAAGGTGATACAGTTCGTATCCAGAAAGAGCCAGACGTAACAGTCAACGCTCTACAGCGTCACACATCTATCTCTGTTGAGAAGCTAGATGACCAAGACTTCTCTTTGACCATTGATAAAGCGAACTACTTCGCATTTAAGATGGATGACATCGAAGAGCAGTTCTCGCACGTTGACTTCACATCTTTGGCTGCTGATCGTGCAGCATATAAGATGGCTGACGCAATGGACGAAGAGTGCTTGGGTTATCTATCTGGTTACACAGGTGGTGCAGGTTCATGGGCGGCTAACACAACAGCCTCTGGTGACAAAGCAAACTCATCTGCAGGTTCTGACGAACTATTGGCAGCTAACAAGCTAGACGCAACTGACTTTAGCAGCTTGACAATTTCAGGTTCAGCTACAGCAGGTGACTCTATCCCACTAGCTCCACGTCTACCAGGCGCTACATCATTGTCAGCAACAACTGTTTCTCCTCTAACAGTCATCGCTCGTATGGCTCGTCAGATGGACACAGCAAACGTTGACTCACGTGGTCGTTGGATCGTCTTGGACCCAGTATTCGTCGAGATGCTAAAAGACGAAGATTCACGTGTACTTAACGCTGACTACGGTGGTGCTGGCCTACAGAATGGCTTGGTTCTAAACAACCTACACGGCTTCCGTGTTTATGTGTCTAACAACCTACCATACTTGGGTACAGGTGCTGCAACATCAGGTACAACTGCACAGTCAACTAACTACGGTGTTGTCGTAGCTGGTCAGGACGAAGCGGTTGCTTCAGCGGAGCAAATCAACAAAGTTGAGAACTACCGTGACCCTGATTCATTCGCAGACATCGTTCGTGGTATGCACCTATATGGTCGCAAAATCTTGCGCCCAGAAGCATTGATCACAGCGAACTACAACGCTGCTTAATCTTAGATAAACTATAGGGCTGGTCTTGTCAAGAGGCTGGCCCTTTAGTACATCTACTTTCTATTAAAAAGGACTCCAAACAATGGCTATCACAACAGCAATGTGTACAAGCTTTAAGTCGGAACTATTGGGTGGTACTCATGATTTGGATACCCACAATATCTATCTTGCACTAATTAAAGCTACACCTACAGGCACATACGGTGCTGCAACTACTAACTACTCTGATGTAACAGGTAACTCTGACGAAGCTACAGGTACAGGTTACACAGCAGGTGGACAACTATTAGACAACGTTACAATCTCTGTAGATGGCACAACTGCTATCGTAGACATTGACGATGAAGTATTTACTTCCTCAACTATTTCAGCAGACGGTTGTATTATCTACAATGCTTCTGCTTCTAATGCTGCTATTGCAGTAATTGACTTTGGTGGTACACAGACATCTACAAACGGTGACTATACTATCCAGTTCCCAACTGCAGACGCATCAAACGCTATCATTCGTATCGCTTAATAGGAGCATAGACTATGGCTCTAGTAATTAAAGACAGAGTAAAACAAACAACTACCACTACAGGTACGGGTACGCTTACCCTGAATGGTACAGTAGATGGCTTCCAGACTTTTGCTGCTGCTTTGTCTGATGGCGATACTACGTATTATGCCCTACTAGAGCCTAGCACTAATGAATGGGAAGTCGGGCTAGGAACGTGGACAGAAGGTTCATCACTCCTAGCTCGTACTACCGTACTAGCAAGTTCTAACTCAGGCAGTGCCGTTAACCTTACAGCACAGGCTGAAGTATTTATTTCACAACCTGCAGGTAAAGCTGCATTCTTTAGTGCTGACGGTGATCTTGAGCTTACTCGTGATCCTCAGACTGCATTACAAGCTGCGACAAAAGAGTACGTTGATACGATTGCTGCTGCAGGTTTGCACTACCATGATCCAGTACGTGTTGAGCAAGAAGGTAATCTTTCTGCTACGTATGACAATGGTACTGCAGGTGTAGGTGCTACACTTACTAACAACAGCACACAAGCTGCACTAGTTGTTGATGGTGTTACACTAAGCACTAATGACCGTGTACTTATTTATGAACAAACAGATGCTACACAGAACGGTGTATACACTGTAACAGATACAGGTTCAGCATCTACAAACTGGGTACTAACTCGTTCTACTGACACAGATAGCTATGCCCCATCTGACCCTAACTCGTTTGGTAAAGGTGACGCATTCTTCGTATTAGAAGGTAACGAGGGTGCAGGTGAACTATATGTGATGAACACTGAAGGTACTATTACCTTTGGTACAACTAATATTACATTTACACAGGTAGCCTCTACTGCCGTATATAGTGCAGGTAATGGTCTTACACTAACAGGTACTGTCTTTGCTGCTGATGCAGGTACAGGTGTTACTGTAGACGGTTCAGGCATTAACATTGGTCAAGCTGTAGAGACAACATCCGATGTAACATTTAACAGTGTATCAGCAGCCCTAACAGGAAACGTGACAGGTAACGTCACTGGTGATGTAACAGGTAATGCTGACACTGCTACTGCCCTTGAGACTGCTCGTAACATTGGTGGTGTATCATTTGATGGTACAGCAAGTATTAACTTACCAGGTGTTAACACTACAGGTAACCAAGACACAACAGGCAATGCAGCTACTGCAACAGCTTGGGAAACAGGACGTACTATCAGCTTGACAGGTGATGTCACAGGTAGTGTTACAGGTGTAGACGGTTCAGGTAACGCATCTATTGCAACTACTATTGCTGCTAACTCTGTAGC